ATAATAAAGATGAAGTAATACCTAAAATATTAGAAATAGCTACTGAATTACAAAACATGGCTAATAAATTTATAGGTGAATTTTGTCAAGAAGCATTTAACATTAAACCTGATGAACCACACTATTTTGAATTAAAACAAGAGGTTGTATTAGATAGAGGTTATTTTGCTGGTAAACGTAGATATGCTATTCATATTGTAAATAAGGAAGGTGTAACAACAGATGAGTTAGATATGAAAGGTCTAGATTTGATGAAATCAAATTTTCCCCCATTATTTAGAAAGTTTGGAGAACATATTTTAAATGAAGTTATGTTTGGTACTAAAAAATCATCTATTGATAAACAAATACTTGAATTTAGAGAATCACTTAGAACAGTTGGTTGGGAACAAATTATGAAACCTACTGGATTAAAGAAAATGCAAGAATATATAGCATCAGGCCCAACAGCAGGTGAAATATTTTCTAAATTAGGTTTAAAATGTCCTATTAATACTAAAGCAGCTATCTATTACAATGATTTATTGCGTTTTAAAGGTTTAGATAAAAAACATCCAACATTTCAAATAGGAGATAAAATGTACATTGGATACCTGAAGGAAAATCCGTATCGTATCGAAGTAATAGGATTTAATGGACATAGTGACCCACCTGAAATTATGAATTTTATAGAAAAATATATTGATAGGGATGGATTGTTTGATTCAGTATTAAAAAATAAATTAGAAGGTATTTATAGCGATCTAGGTTGGGGTATGCCTATATTTAACAAAAAGATAAACAAATTTTTTACATTTGAATAAGTTATGATAAACAAATTAGACCTAACATCAGTTATTTCAAAATATTACCTTAACGGGATGATTGAACCCGTTAAATGGGATATTAAAGATGAAACCTTAACAATTAAATTTAATGCTCCTACTAAGGATATGATTGGTAAAGTTGTATTTAAAGGTATGCCTCTTGAAGATTCAATAATTGCTATTAGTAATACTACTCAATTAAATAAACTAATCGGTATTACAAATGGTTATTTAGAATTAAGTTATGTAAAAATAAACAAGTTTATTACTAAGTTAATTATAGCTGATAATCAATTTACTTTAAATTATGCTTTAGCTGATACTATGATTATTCCTAAAGCTGGTGAATTAAATGATGATACTGAGTGGAATATTGAAGCGCCTTTAGATAATGAAAGTATTAATGCTATTGTTAGAGCCAAATCAGCATTAGCTGAAAGTGAAACTGTAGTTATTAAACCATACGAAAACGCTGATGGTGAATTTCAAATTGAAATGCAGTTTGGTGGTAACGTAGAACATGCTAATAAAGTATCATTTTATATACCACAAGCAACATCAAATAATATACCAGACGACTTTAAAGAACACTATAATTCAAATATGATTAAAGAAATCATGTATTGTAATAAAGATATGGCCGGTGGTACTATTAAGATTAATTTAGACGGTATAATGGAACTTACATTTGAAAACGAAAATGTTAAAAGTACGTACTATGTCGTGTCAAAAGAGATATAGTAGTATATGTATAACCGCACACAAAGTTATGAAGAAATAGAACCTTAGGGTTGGCTATATGAAGGAAATTTCGTATATTCACGTATAATAAAAAATCAAAGTTATGACAAAAGAAAAAGAAGAATCAGCAATCACCACAATTCGCGATCCAAGAATCGAACCTTATTTTATTGGTAAGGACTCTCATTGTTACACAGTATACGAAACTATCACTCCTGATATACGTTATACTGAAGACAACAAACCAGGTAAAGAATATGTTAAGGCCTTAGGTCATTATGGTAACTTTGGTTCTTGTCTAAAAGTAATCGCTTGTAATAAAACAAATGACAAACAAAATTACGAGTCAATTACAGAATATCTTGAAACATACAAACAAACAGAAAAATTAATCAACGAACTAATAAACACAGGAATCTAAACATGAAATTAGAAGCACTTTACAATGCAGTTATCGTAAAACCGATTGAAGCAGAAGAAACATCTTATGGAGGAATTATTGTCCCCGATTTAGGAAATGAAAAAAACAAACTAGCTGAAGTAATAGCAGTAGGAAAGGGTTATTATTCAGTAACAGGAGTATGGATTGAAACTGTTCTTAGTGTAGGGGATACTGTTGTATTGCCTACTATGGGATTCAGTAAATTAGAATTCGAAGGAGATGAATATTGGATTGGTCCCGAGAATCAAGTTTTAGGAAAAATAAATCAAAATTAAATATGAGCAAAATTATAGAATTCGGCCCTGAGGCACGTAAAAAATTATCCGCTGGTGTAGATAAACTAGCAAATGCAGTTACAGCAACCCTTGGACCTAATGGTCGTAATGTTGTTATCGCTAATCAAGGTATTCCTCAAAGTACTAAAGATGGTGTTACAGTAGCAAAATCAATTACATTAGAAGATCCAATTGAAGAATTAGGTGTTCAATTAGTGAAACAAGCAGCTATTAAGACTGCAGATTTAGCAGGTGATGGTACTACAACGTCTACATTGTTAGCCCAAGAGATGGTTAAACAAGGTTTAACACATTTAAATAATGGAGCTAATGCTGTAGAAATTAAACGTAGTATTGATAAAACAGTTAAGGAATTAGTTGATTTTATCCGTCAAGAAATTAAAGAAGATATTTCAAACGAAGATCAACTTAAACAAGTTGCAACAATCTCAGCAAATAATGATCCTGAAGTAGGTGAGTTAATTGCGACAGCAATGCAGAAAGTAGGTCGTGAAGGTGTTGTATTCATTGAAGAATCTAAAAACGGTGAAACATATCTTGAAACAGTAGAAGGTATGCAATTTGATAGAGGTTATAAATCACCTTACTTTGTTACCGATAATAATACTATGAGTACAAGTATTCAAGATGCTTTGATTTTAATTGCTGACAAGAAATTTACTCAAGTAAAAGAATTATTGCCTATTTTAGAAGCAGTATCAGCTCAAAATAAATCATTATTAGTTATTGCTGAAGATATTGAAGGTGAAGCGCTTGCTACTTTAATTGTAAACAAAGCAAGAGGTATCCTCAAAGTTGTAGCTGTTAAAGCTCCTGATTTTGGTGATCGTCGTAAATTGTTACTTGAAGATATTGCTATTATGACTGGTGGTCAAGTATTCAGTACTGAAAAAGGTATGAAACTTGATAAATTTGATTGGAAATGGTTTGGTGAAGCTCGTGTAGTTACTGTAAATAAAGACAATACAACTTTAGTTGATGGTAAAGGTGATGCAGATGCAATTAAATTACGTATTGAAGAATTACAAGCTCAAATAGAGAAATCAACCTCACCATACGAAAAAGAAAAATTACAAGAACGTTTAGCTAAGTTCATCGGTGGTGTAGCAATTGTACACGTTGGTGGTTATACTGAAGCAGAAATGCGTGAGAAAAAAGACCGCGTTGATGATGCTTTACAAGCCACTAAAGCAGCCTTAGAAGAAGGTATCGTCCCAGGTGGTGGAGCTGTATTATTACATGCTAGAAATTCAATTGATATAAGTGATATTGGTTCACAAATCGTTTATAATGCTTGTGCTGCCCCATTTAAGAAAATTTTATCAAACGCTGGTTATGAGCAAGAAGAAATTTATAATTCTATCAATGCAGTAACAGGGGGTAATTATTGGTATGGTTGGGACTTGAAAGCAGAAGATTTCGTTAATATGAAAGAAGCTGGTATTATTGATCCTGCTAAAGTAACTCGTATAGCACTTGAAAATGCAGCATCAGTTGCCGGTACTATCCTATTAACAGAAGCTGTTATAGTTGATAAACCAGAAGATAAAAAAGATGATACTCCTGGATTTAATGGCATGAATGGAATGTTTTAATTTTTAGATTAATTAAATGAGAGACGCAGTAGACTTATTAGGAAAAACACTACTTATAGAAGAAATAAATTACATAATTGAAAAAATGTATTTTGTTCCCGGTGCAATATCTAAAGAACATTATTTGTACTTTAAATTACAAAAAGAAGATGGATGTTTTGTAAATTATTCCTATTATAGTCTACTGCCTTATATTAAAAAACAAATCAGGTTATGAAAAAAGAAGTAGAAAAAAATATTAAAATTGCTGATAGAGTTCCTCCTGGAGACAGGTGGCAAGTAACGGGGGTTAAAGAAATTCAACCCTCACTTACTGATGCTTTAAATGCTTATTATGTTTCATCAACTGTAAAACCTCAAGCATTTAGGCTTGAACCCTTAAAAGGAATGTTGTATATTATCACAACGGAGGAGGTAGAAGTACTTCAACCAAAACCCAAAACATTTAATTTATACGGAGAGTAATGAGTAGAAAAGAACATACATTATGGGTTGAACTCTATAGACCTAAAGTATTAGAAGATTATGTTGGTAACGAAAATATTAAAAAAACAATCCAACAATATCTAAACCAAAATGATATTCAAAATTTTATTTTCTATGGTCCAGCTGGAACTGGTAAAACTACTCTTGCTAAGCTCATTATTGGTAATCTTGATTGTGATTATATCTATATTAACGCTTCCGATGAGCGTGGTATTGAGACTATTAGAGATAAGGTACAAGGTTTCGCGTCTACTGCTTCTTTTAAGCCGCTCAAAGTTATCATCTTGGATGAGGCTGATTTCCTTACTATACAAGCTCAAGCGTCGCTCCGAAATATAATTGAAACATTTTCACGTACTACAAGATTTATTTTAACTTGTAATTATGTTGAACGTATTATCGATCCTCTCCAATCACGTTGTCAGGTACTTAAGATTGTTCCACCTTCAAAAATAGATGTAGCAAAACACATAGCTGGTATTTTAGAGAAAGAAAATGCTGAGTATGATATTAATGATTTAAAATCAGTTGTAAATCAATTTTATCCTGACCTTCGTAAGATACTTAATACATTACAATTAAGTAACCATGATGGTAAAATTACAATGGATAAATCATTACTTGTATCTAATAGCTACATGACTCAGGTTGTAAAAGAATTACAAGCAAAATCACCCAATTGGAGAACAATTAGACAAATTATTGCTGATGCTAATGTAAATGATTTTGAAGAACTGTATAGATACCTGTATGATAATGCAAGTGATTATGCTTCTGGCAATGAGGGTATGGTTGCAATTTACATTAATGAATACACGTATCAATCGAATTTTAGAATTGATAAAGAAATAAATTGTATGGCTTTAATTAGCCGATTAATTGAATTAGCAAAACCACAATTAATAAAATAAAATATGAAACATTTCACATTTTATCTTTTAACTTGGATATCTCAAAATTTATCTGTACCGTTCTGGATGGTAGGACATGTTCATTTAACTATGAATGTGTATCAAGACATACATGAAATCCTTATGTCATTTGGTATGAATATTATAGTAGCAATTGGATTTTATTTAGATTATAAAAAATATAAAAATGAACAAACAACAACAACAAAGTCTTAATATTGATATTAAGAACACAACCCCAGTATTATCTCCTGATGGAAATGCTGTATTTCAAGAAGGTGTAATTTTACGAAAAGTATCTCGTTTTGTAACAGGAACATCTGAAGATGGAATTATTCCAGTACCATGTTTTTTTGATGTGATTACTGGTAAACCATTATTAGAAATGCTTCCTAAAGAATTAAGAGATGAGTTCAGCGATGACAATATTTAATTGGCTAGAACAAATCACTTACGAAAAAAAAGATTGGAAGAGTTTTACAGAAGATCAGCAATCTTCGTTTAATTCTTACATGGTTCATAGATTTTTGAGTATGTATGAGGGATATATTGATATAACAAATGTTGTACAAAAATTCCCTTATACTGAAAAAGAAACCATCTATAACACATACAAGTCTATGATACCAAAAAAGAAAATGTTTTTAAAATACATTAAAACTACTCGTAAAAAAACATCTGATTCATTACTAGTTCATATTGCTGATTACTTTACGTGTGGGCTTGGAGAAGCAGAAGAATTTACATATATTTTACGAAAAGAAGGTGTACATCATATTCTTTCACAACGTGGTATTGAAGAAAAAGAAATTAAAAAGTTATTAAAAGATTTAGTTATATGACAAAAAACTCAGAAATATGGGGAGGTGTAACATTCAACTCTCAACCTTCTTCAAACCTAACAGGAACTAAAAAAGCAGTTGTTGATTTTGAAAATACTTATCCAACACTAGCAGAAGCTTGGAAAGTAACTCAACAAGAACAATATGAGTTGTTTGCTGAAAAAATGATGGATTATGGTTTATCTAATATTTCATTAGGTACTAATCTTGAAGAAGCAGAAGATATTAATTTATCATTAACTGGTATTTGGCTTCGTTGTAATGATAAAATCAATCGTTTAAAAAATATGTTAAAACGTAAAGGTCATAATTATGTTCAAAATGAACCAATGATTGATAGCTTTATAGATATTTCTAACTATGGCATCATTGCTCAGTTAGTGATGAAAGGTAAATGGAAAAAATAAGATATGCCAACTAGTTTACACCTCCACAAAGACGCAATTTTCGAACATATTCGTACTGTTGTTTTAGAATATTTACCTAAACGTTATAAAATTTTAGATGTAGGTCCAGGCATTGGAATTTACGGAAGCAACTTACAAGATTTAAATATTGATGCTGTTGAAATCCATGAACCATATATTGAACAATATAAAATTAAAAGATACTATAAAAATGTATTTGTAGGAAATATTTTAGAATTTAACTATGATGATTATGATTATATTATTATTGGAGATGTTTTAGAACATATCCATGTTGAAGCAGCTCAAAAATTAATTAAAGATATTACCTTAAAAGGTATTAAATGTTTAGTAGCAGTTCCATTTAATTGTCCTCAAGATGCTGTAGATGGAGTAGAATCTGAAATCCACCACCAACCAGATCTAACCCCTAGAATAATGAGATCAAGATATCCAGAATTAGAAGTATATTTAAGTACTAATATGACTGATGGATATGCCTACTACACAAATTACCTTAAATGGATTAAATAAAAAGTTTTGAGTAGAAAGAAAAAAATACCACAAATAGTAAAACAAATACAGAAACAACCACTACGAGAATTAAATTATGCTTTTGAAAAAGCAATATCTTATAGTCAATTTTCAGTATTTGCTCATTGTCCTCGTAAATGGAGTTTACAGTATAGGGACGGTCACTACACGTCAGAATCATCGATTCATATGACATTTGGTACAGCGATGCATGAAACTTTACAGCATTATATAACAACTATATACAACGTTAGTGGCGCTGAAGCTGACCGCATTGACCTAGAAGAATATTTTTATGATAAATTAGGTGAAATTTATAGAAAAGATCTTAAATCAAATAAAAATGTTCACTTCACGAATCCAGA